TCTGATGAAAGCAGGCAAGGCAATCTACGGCATCCTCAGCACCAACGCTGGAGTGAAGGCAATCTGCTCCACGCGCATCTTTCCAGATGTTGCGGCGCAAGGTAGCCCCTTTCCTTTTGTGGTGTACAACATCACACGACTCGCAGCGAGCGACACAAAGAGCGGCGTGAGCACGCTCGACGAGGAACGCTATGACATCAACTGCGTGAGCAGCCTATACTCCGAAGCCATTGCTTTGAGTGAGGCCGTTCGCGGTGCCCTTGACCGCTACTCTGGTATCGTCAATGGGGTAAATGTGCAGAGCATTCAGTTCACCGATTTTGAAACCAACTTCGACGATGACAACGAAGTCTATGTTGCTGTCGTTGAGGTAGTAATACGAGTACAACGATGAAGATCACTCTATTGAAAAGACTGGCCGTTGAAGGTAGTAAACCCCTTGCAAAAGGTACTACCTTTAGCGTGACCAATGAATATGCAGCGGAACTTATCCAGAAAGGGTACGCTGTAGAATTCGGGCAAGAGCCCACCCAGAAAGAAGATAAAAACAACAATAAAACCGAGGAATAATGGCCACGACTGGTATTATGAACGGCACGCTTTTGGGCGTGTATGTGGGCAGCACGCTTGTTGCTCACGCTACGGAAGGCTCTATCAGCCTTTCAATGGACACCCGCGACGCTACGACGAAAGACTCGTCTGGGTATCGTGATTTACTTGAAGGAACTCGCAGCGGCTCAATCTCTGTGAGCGCCCTTTATGCAGACGATGCCACCTATGGCGTTAATGCTTTGATGACTGCTTTCTCTAACCGCACCACCTTGACCGTCAAGTTTTCTACTGAGGTCTCTGGTGACGATTATTGGAGCGCAACCTGCTACTTGACTTCTTTGGAGGTAAGCGCCGCCACGGAAGACAACGCAACCTACTCTGCCTCTTTCGAGATTAGCGGAGCAGTAACATTCTCAACGGTAGCCTAATAACTCTCAACAATGACTAAGCACATCAATCTCGGGGGCGAAGATCGCCCAGTCAAATTCGGATTCGCTGCTCTTATGAACTTCACGGACATGAGCGGCTATAAGTTGAACGAACTCGACAAGCTCGGCGACAGCATGACGCTGACCGACGCTGTCAAGCTCATCTATTGCGGCCTCAAAAACGGGGCCCGCGTAGAGCGGCAAAAGTTCAACCATCAACTTGAAGATGTAGCCGACTGGCTGGACGAATCACCAACCGCCATCAACGAGGTGCTTGAGTTATTTGCGCAGAGTTTTAGCAACGAAGAACAGGGGGAGTAAAAGGCTCAAGCTCGGAAGGGCTTGGGCCTATCTCCTACGACTACTACCAAGAGCTCGCTCTGGGTATGTTAAAGATGGGCATAGGGGACTTCTACGACCTTACGCCCAGAGAACTACAGAACGCCATCAAGGGACATTTGGACTTTGAGGATTCTGTGCAACAGAACGAATGGGAGCGAACACGATGGCAGACCGCCGTGCTTGTGAACATACAAATGCCAAGAGGCAAGAGTATCAGTCCGCAGCAGCTCGTCGAGTTCCCATGGGAAAAGAAAAAGAGGCACATAGGGCCTAAACTCACACCCGAGCAAGTAAAAGAGAGACTCGCGAAATGGCAAAGAAAAGAATAGCGAATGTGAATGTCAGAGTCGGGGTAGACCTCCGACCTCTGGAACGCGGCTTGAAAGTTGCGCAGACAAAGCTGAAACGCTTTGGCTCAAGCATGAAGAGCATCGGCGGCGGCATCACTCGCAACTTCACGATGCCCTTCGCTCTCGCTGGAGGTGCAGGAATTAAGCTCGCCACCGATCTGAGCAGCTCATTCGCTAAGATTGAGAACCTCGTAGGCATCACAGGCCAGACGCTCCAAGACTTCAAGCAGGGCGTTCTGGATGTCTCACGCGCTACAGGCCAAACGCAGGCCGACCTTGCCGACGCTTTGTTCGTCATCACTTCTGCGGGTATTCGCGGCGCTGAGGCCATTGATGTCCTCACGATGTCAGCGAAGGCCTCAGAGATTGGACTCGGTGAGACCAAGGAAGTGGCTCGCGGCTTGACGGGTGTCCTCCAGGCATACGCTAAGGACGGACTCACGGCGGCAAGCGCTACGGACATTCTGACCTCTATCGTCCGAGAGGGTAACCTTGAGGCCTCAGACCTTGCTCCTACTCTCGGTCGAATCGTCGGTATCGCCTCACAGCTCGGCATCTCATTTGAAGAACTCGGTGCGAACATCGCAACCTTCACCCGCTTGGGTGTTCCTACCGAAGAGGCTGTCGTCGGTCTTCGTGGTGTCATGACCACATTCTTGCAGCCCACTACAGAGGCCGCTCAGATTCTTGACCAATTCGGCTACACAGCCGCAGACCTTAGAAAGAAACTCGGCACGCAGGGCCTGCAGGCAACGCTTGCTGAACTACTCACGGCCTTCGAGGGCAACGACGACGCACTCGCTTCGGTCTTTGGTAATGTACGAGCCCTGTCGAATGTCTTAGGCACGGCAGGGGCGCAGGGCGAAGCCTATGCGGACATCCTCAATAACATCCAGAACAGCACAGGTATCGTTGACAAGGGCTTCGAGAATGTCAGCCAGACGGCAGAAAAGAAGTTCAAGAAAGCGCTCAACGAGCTCATCAATGCGGGCATCGCTTTAGGCAACGCTCTGATGCCTGTCGCCATCAACATCGCCGCATTCATCGAGAAGATGGTGCACGGCTTCATGGCGCTGGACTCAAACACCAAGACGATGCTCGTGACGCTCGGCCTCTTGGTCGCAGCAGCGGGCCCCATCGCCACCGCCATCGGCGTGGTCGCAGGCGCTCTTGCTGTCCTTGTGTCGCCTGTTGGCCTTGTGGTCGCAGGTATCGCGGGAGTCATCGCGGCAATTATGTACTTCAAGGAGTCAGCCTCTAAGATCATCGCAGGCGTAGGCAACGCCTTCATCTGGCTCTACAACAAGATCGTCGGATTCGGCAACAGCGTGCGCAAGGTGTTCTCATACACCTTCACGCAGTTTATCCCGAACCTATTCAAGACCCTGCTCAAGGTAGTGACCACAACCTTCGGCGCTATCGGTCGGGCTATCTCTTTGGCGTTCTCTGGTCAGTTCGAAGCGGCAGGCGGTGTCATTGTCAGCCAATTCGAGCAGATGCAGAAAGACCTCGGAGAGCTCGGCGAGGACGCAGGCGCTGACTACGCCGACGCATGGGCCACGGGCTTCAAGGATGTCAAGCAGGAGTACATCGATGAGAAAGCCGTGCAAAGAGGCTTGGAGCAGATGCAAGACTTCGCAGTCCAAGCGGCCAACAAAGTCAAGAACTTCCTCGGCGTTGGGGCTATGACCCCTGTAGCAGGTGGTGCCTCTGCCGCTGCTCCTATCGCCGCCATCTCAGAGGCCGCCAAAGAGGCGAAGATTGACATCGACTTCCTCAACCTCGGACTCGAAGAGTTCACCGACAACCAGATGAAGGGCCTCGAAGATACGGTGCCCCTACTCAAAGACTATGCCGACACTTGGATGAGCATGGCGCAGACCATCAAGTACGCGCTTGAGGATGTCGCAGCCACAGCCATCATGTCACTCGGCGAGGCCTTGGTCTCTGGTAAGTTCGACACGAGGGCATTCGTCACCATGGTCATCGAGTCATTTGCTGGAATGGCAGAGCAACTCGGTCGCACGGCGATTGCCACGGGTCTCGCAGTTGAGGGTATCAAAAAGGCTCTGCAATCACTACAAGGCCCTGTCGCCATTGCTGCGGGTGTGGCCTTGCTTGCACTCGCTGGAGCCGCTCGTGCCTCAGTCGCTAAGCTCGCAGAGGGCGGCGGCGCTCCTGCACTCGCAAATGGAGGTCTTGCCTATGGCCCTACGATGGCTATGGTCGGGGACAACAGAGGCGCAAAGGTCGACCCCGAAGTCATCGCACCTCTGTCGAAGCTAAAGGACATGATTGGCGGCGGTCAGCAAGTTGTGGTCACGGGCCGCATTCAAGGCTCTGACATCCTCCTTTCACAAGAACGCGCAACGCGCCAACGCTCACGCTACAGAGGATACTAAGAGATGGCAGTAAGATTCAAGTCAGAGTTCACGAGCAACATAGGGGACTCCTACAAGATTGAGATACATGACAGCGAATGGCTCGGGGGCACCTATGACTTCGTCGTAGATTCCCGAGGCTTCGAGCTTGACTACTCTGGCGAGACCGACGACATCGTCAGCCCCGTCATTGGATCGCGTGCAATCATTGGCGCGTACTCCAACGACGGATTCTTCGAGACCTTCATCAACTCCCTCAAGGCGTACCAAGAGAATCGCTTCCGCGTGGTCATCTACAAGCAGACGACACAGGAGGCCATTGATGACTTTGTTGCTCGTGTGTTGGCTGATGGCGGCACCGTCGAAGCTACGGGCTGTCTGCGTGATGCGGTGACTGAACTGCTTCAAGGCGAGCGCTACTTTGACAACTCACCCATACAAGTCGCGGTCGGAGGTTACGAGGCCCGCGTGTTGGCTGATGGTGGAACCATCGAAGCAAAGGACTGCCTCACGACAGAGGTCACCTCCTTGCTCGGTCTTACCTCTGGAATCGTCTACCGACTCTTTTGGGCTGGCTGGATCGTTCAAGACCTCGTTCGTGTGGAGGATGCCTCTCAGCCCTACATCTATGAGATTGTCGCCACCGACGGACTCAATAGACTCGGAGGCATCAACTACACCGACAGCAACGCATTCACGCAGGGGGACTTCGGACTCACGCGCGTGACCGATGTGCTACTCAATGCGCTGGAGAACACAGGCATGACCGACCTCTGGGGAACGACTGAGACCTTCCTGGAGACTTCTACCGATTGGTGGGAGGCTAACCATACTTACTCAGCCACAGATGACCCCCTCTACCTTTCGGCTGTGGATGTCGGCCTGTTTACATCCCTCGACGATGACGGCAACAATGTCTACACCTCGAGCCTCGATGTCATTCGGCAGATTGCCACCCTCTTCGGCTCTCGCATCTTCCTAAGCGATGGCCGCTGGGTCTTTGAGCAGATAGGCAACCGAGCGACATCGACACGCTATGCCGTACAATACAGCAAGGGCGGCACAGAGGTCGGCACGCTGACCATTCAAGACGATGTGCCTTTGAACCAGACGCTCTTCGGCGCACGGCTTGCAGGCAACGAGTGGAACTTCCTACCTGCACTCAAGAAGGTACAGCTCACCTATGCGCAGCGCTTCCTTTCGCCTTGGTTCGGTGCCTACAAGTACACGGCAACAAGCAGCACCTTCGATGCTGGCTTCATCTCTGGAGGCTCGGGCGTTCAGTTTGCACTCTATGGCCCCGCTACTTACACGATTAAGAGCAGCACGGGCAGCGGAGCGAACGACATCTTCGCGCTGACGGCAGTCTACCGCGCTCAGATTCGGGTGAGTGACTCAGCGAACCCAGGCACCTACTACTATTACAACAGAGCCTTCAACGGCTACACGGCAACGCAAGCCTTCGGAACTCCTGCATGGACAACGACAGCGGGATACTACTATTTCGACCATGTGGCTCAGAGCGTTGGCGGCGGCGAAGCTACCCTCTACGACATCACAACCATCACCACGAGCGACCTCCCTGTCACGGGATCGCTGCGCGTGGTCGTTGAGCTTTACAACAAGTACAACCTACAGAGCGGCGCGGTCTATACTTTGGCAGCCCATCAGAGTGAGAGCTGGAACATCGTCTTCGCATTCTCTCGCGTGGACGACGGCCAAGAGCCTGCCAGCGGCGTGGTGTACTCAAGCAACAACTCGTCGGCCTATGTGTCCTCGAATCTATCGCTTGACCTCGGCGAGCTTGTCATCGGTGACGGCGCAACGCAGACAGGTGACCTCGTGGTCTACAACGGCTCGAGCTGGGTCGCTGCCTCTCAATGGAGCAAAGGCTCGGCAGGCGGTGGCGTGCCCATCTTGAAGATGCTCACAAGCGAGGCGCTTGCACTTCACGCCTCACCCATACAACGCTATGAGGGTTCAATCCTCACCTCTGCCAACTTCGAGCAGCGCCTCACATTCTCTGGCGTTGCCTACTTGCGCATGGGCGGCACCTTCATGGCCAACGAGGACGAATGGACAGGGCCTCTGTTCGCGATCCAGAGAACACGCGGCACCATCACAGAGCTCGCAGAGCTTCCCCTTGACCGCACACCCTTAGAGGGTCGCAGTCTTGGCGCTAACCCAACGGGAGGCAAGAACGAGCTCAACGCTGGAAAGGTCGCAGGGATGTCTGTCGATGTGGCCAACCAAAAGGTCGGGCCTTATCAGCAAGTAGCTACAGGCGGAAAGGTCAACGGAACGCTTCAAGCAACGGGAGCGGCTACGATGTCTTCAACGCTCGATGTGTCGGGCAAGTCTACCTTCGCCGCCGATGCCGACTTTGAGGGATCGCATACGGCACTCATTCAAGATGTGGAGAACTCAGACGGCTCTGAGTACGATGTGCGCGACACGGACTTCATCGTGTTCAACAAGTGGGTCGGTGGCACAGGGCAGGCCTACATCAATCTGCCAGAGGTATCAGCATCTGAAGGTCGCATGATTCGCTTCAAGTCAGATGACACCATAGGCGCGAACACCTATGTCAC